ATGACCGGAACAGTCTCGTGCACCCACGATTCCTTCAACACACCGATGCCATAACGGCCAATGTCGGTGAGGAATTGGGTCAGCTTTTCAGACTTGAAACGGTTGTAATTCAGGTCCCGCTCAAGTAGCGCCATGCCGACCTTAGCAGCCTGCTCATCCTCCACACTAGCTCCAGCTAGCTCGTAGAAATAATCTCGCTGATTAAACACCCCGTAGCAAAACGACACGAACGTCTGCACCTGCTGATAAGTCAGCGGCACAATCATCTTCATCGGCTCCTTGCGCTCACGCGCCTTGGCATCCTCGTCATCGGGATACCGTTCGCCGCGATAAACTTGATCATGCCTATCCCAGTCAGGATAGTGCCGAACCATCTCAACCCGCGACAGTTTCAGATAGTCCTTGCACCGCTGCAGGAGACCAGCAATCTGGGCATTGTGCGTGGGCTGAGCCAGCACTTCGTAGACTTCAGGAAGCATTGCCATGGGAGGTGTGTATCAAGAATTGATGCTGACTATCGAATATGGGTGAAAAGTTCCCACAGCGCGGCGCAAACGAACAAAGTCGCAGCAATAAACCCGCGTTGTTTCCACTTTTCTTTTTCAAGGGCGTAAACCCGTCCGTTAATCTTGGCGGCTTTGTCGTCAATCGCTTCGAGGATTTTGTCCTGCTGGTCCATTCTTTCGAACAGCCGAGCAAACATAGCATCGACGGAGTTGGGATTGTAGTCGTTAGGCATTGAAAGCCGCCAAGATTGGTGGTTATTCGGACAGTTTGAACGCTTCGAGGAGAGTAGCCCCGAAGATGTTAGAGGGGATTTTCTTCTCGTCGGAGTAGTGTCTCAGGCAGGAAACGCAAGCCTGGAACTCGGGATCGGTCAGGCCGATCGTTTCAGTAGCGCGCTCCCAGGCTCGAACCTCCCGACGAAAGGCTGAGAAGTGGAGCTGGTCCGTGGGAGTGTTGTTAAGCACCTCACCCTTGTAAACAGGGCGGGCCTCAACAAGACTCTCGATGGCGTCGGCAAGATGACCTGCACAGGTGATCTCGCGGCGCTTCGAGGTCCAACCGGCGGAGCCGATGATGGACAGAAGCATTTCGATGGAACCGTGACTTAGCTGGATGTTAGTTTTATCAGGCATGTTAAATTGGGAGCCCACGACACCATGCCGTCAGGCTCCCAAAAGTATTAGGTCGAGAACGGAGTCGCCAGCGTGCCAGAGCTCACGACGGTGCCGTAAGCCTGCCAAGACGTCGAGGTTACGCAGAAACAGTCAATCACCGTGCCGATCAGGCCGCCGGTGGTCGTGCCGTTCATGGACACAGCCACGTGCGTGCTGCCGTTACCCTGGTAGATGAACGGGCCAGTGCCAGCCGCCGGCGTGGTGTTCACAGGGCCGCTGACGAGCGCGCCGGTCATCAGGACCGTACCAGCGCTGGTAACGATCTTGTAGACGTTGGAGGTGACCGCAACGGAAACGACAAAGCGGTAGCGGATACCAGGCGTCGCGGCGGGCAGCGTCACGACGATACCGGCAGCGCGGTCCAGCATGATAACGGAGTTCGACTGCTGGTTCGTCAGCGTGGTCGTAGCGCCGAGACCAGAGATAATGTTATCTTTAACAAGATCAAGGGTCGGCTCATCACCGAGCTGAATGTCAGCAGTGTTGGGAAGACCGAGATACTGACGCATCAGCCTCGGACCATCAATAGTACCAGTATAGGGCATGTTAATAAAAACCTAGCATTAGCAGAGACGACCTTTGCCGTTCTCGAAATTAGACTTGCACAACAGTCACAATGACTGAAGGTGCGTTAGGAATTGGCGAAACGCCGGTGTAGTATTGGAGTTTAACACCAGGATCGTCAGCGGACCACCAAAGTTCGACGTAATCAGCAGCAGCCAGCGTCAGGACAAAGTTAGCAGCCACGATAGAGTGGCCGTCAACACCGCCATGTGTGCCAACAACAGCCATGACGCTGTTAGAGTCGGTGACAATCGATCCGTTCTTTTTAAACCAAATACTAGCGTCTCTCGTAGCAGTTGACGAATTGGCGAGTTGTGCTGAGAATTGGATGTTGTAGACACCGGCGTTTGCGACAGTCAACTTTGTATTACCAACAACGCTAACGGCATTAGACTCAATAGTAGTGTTAAGAGTAATAGCTTTGGTTTCGTTAGCGACTGAAATGGTCTGAGTTATGGTGTCGCAGAAAGTGCCGTAGTAACGGCCTCCAGAGTTGGTGACCGTAAAAATCCTATTCGTAATTGTGGCACCAACCAACGTCTGGACTGTCGCCATGGGCCCGAGACCGAGTTGGTCTCGAGCGGCCGGAGTGTCGCCAAACTGAGGAAGTATGCCTGGAACGGCCATTAAGGTTTGAAGCTGTCATTCTTCTGACCGTCGTCGATCAGGTCGCCGGCAAACTTGATAACTTCCTTCAGCGTGGAAGCGCCAGCAAAAATGAGTACACCGACATGAGGAGCCACGAACGGAACAGCGCCGAGGCCGGTGATGAAACCGATAACCTTACCGGCAGTGGTGAGCGTAGCGAGGATTTTGTCTTTATTCATATTAAACGCGAGTTAGACCGAGGTTAGTAGCAACGCAATCAAGTTGGTATTCTTCATCGTTAGACCCGGCAGCCCAGGAGTTCCACTGGGCTTCGGTCATGTCGATGTTGCCGTCTTTGAGTACTGTGATAATGTCAGGACCGCCGTTGGCGTCCTGGGTTACTGACTGAAGTTGGTAATAATAGGAAGGTGGTGGGGCAAACCCACCAACCCGCACCATAAGAGTGTCAGCCACTCCAGGAAAGACATTAACTGGTGTGATGTTGGTGGTCATTATTTAACTCTTACCCAGGTGCAAGTTTCTTCGTCGAGTTCCCACTTAATGCCGTCAATGTAAATTGGACGGGGTAGTCGAAAAGCGTCTCGTGCTTGATCGTAAATGTATCCTTTTAGTGCAAAGTTTTTTCTGAAAGGTGTACCGCCCCTAATGTGTTTGCCTTTTCGAGTGTTATAGCTGGTTTGCATCCAAACACCACCAAGGCCAAGTTCTTCAGCTAGGTATTCTTGACCGCGGTGTTCTTGGTTATCTGGCACAACCAGGACTCTAAGGACAACATTGTTTTGGTCAAGTTCTGCAAAATGAGCCATGACTTAGTTTTGAAATTTGTAACGTATTACAACAATGCCTGAACCGCCTAAACCACCGGAACCACCAAAGCTAGTGTATTGGCCCCCTCCTCCCCCTGCTCCACCACCGCCCCCGGTATTTGCAGTAGCGTCATTACCGGTTCCACCGTCTTGAGGAGTATCACCATCGACTGATCCACCATTACCGCCACTAGCGCCTGAACCACCACCAGTTCCAGGGGAGCCTCCTGCCCCGCCGCTACCACCACTAAATCCACTGAAATTAGCATAACCACCACCACCGCCACCGCCACCACCACTACCTCCGGCTGTGATTAAAGTGAGTGTTGGTGTACTGCCGTTACTTCCGTTACCACCCCCGCTGGGCGGTCCACCATCACCGCCAGGCCCACCACCTGATCCGCCACCAGTCCCAGTAGTTGGTGTAACTCCAAAAACAGAACTATCATTTCCCGCTGCCCCTACAACGACAGGATACGTAGTAACAGACAAAGCTGCGGCTGTTGTTGTGGTCTCACTGTAGTTTCCACCAGACCCACCAGTTCCACCACTACCTCCGTCATTGCCGCCACTATCACCCCCAGAACCACCACTAATAATGTCATAAATTAACTGAGCGGAGGTATTGTTAATCGCGGTAACAATAAAATTTCCAGAAGCAGTAAACGTATGGATCTTGTAATCAGTGCTTGTCGTGACAGTCCCACCCGTAGCGACCACATAAGCGCCAGAAGTCGCTGCCGCACTACCAACCAGCATCTGATGAATACTCATGTTAAACCAGTACCAGTAATTACAAAAGTATTGCTAGCCACACAAAGAATGGTGCAAACACCGTACTGAGCCAAGGTGCGATTGCCGGTGTTGGCCGTGCCGCCCTGACGTAAGGTAACGCTGGTACCTTGAGTGATTGTTTGACTAGAGGTCGAGTTGTTGTAAATGGTAACAACGTCACCCGTAGAAAACACACTAGCATTTACAGTGATACCACCAGTTGTGATTGAAATATGCTTGCCACTGTCGGAAGCGACCAGAACATAAGCAGCGGTCTTGGCGTTCTGCGGGATGGACCGAACATTGCCGTTGGTATCCGAAACACTGCTAAAGGTAACAGAATTGGAAGTGCCAAGGCCCAGGTTGGTCGCTGCACTAGCTGAAGTAGTTGCGCCGGTGCCACCGTTAGCAACAGGCAGCGCACCCGTGACCTTCGTGGTCAAGTCGATGCTGCCGGCAAGCATGGTGTTTGTAACCTTGCTTGAACCGATGGCAGTTACACCCGCGCTGGTAATAGTAACATCACCAGACATGCTCAGAGGAGCGTAAGCCGTGCCGCCGGCGTTACCAATCAAAAGCTGACCTGCCGAAGGCAGAGTGTTCGGAACAATTGCGGCCTTCGTTTGAACGTCATTGCTAACATTGCCCAGGCCCACCTGCGTGGCCGTAATGCCAGTCAGACTAGCGCCAGAACCGTTCGGAGCCAGCACGTCGGTGCCGATGACCAACCCGAGATTGGTACGGGCTGTGCCAGCGGTCGTGCCACCCGTGCCGCCGTTTGCAACCGCAACGGTGCCGGTAACGTTAGCTGCGGTGCCAGTGGTGTTTTGATTGAGCGTCGGGAAGTCCGCCGCAACCGCAATGGAAAGAACACCAGTGCTGGTGGTATTTTTGACAATACCCGTAGCCAGCGCTGAAAGAAGAACACCGTTAACTTTGGTAACCGTGGCGGTCAGTGCACCAGTGCTGCCCGAGGCGGTAACGTCACCGGTAATCGAGATAGTTTGATCGCCGGTGTTAGTTCCGCTGGACGAGCCGCTGTGAGTGCCGCTTAGGTTACTACCCGTAACAGTACCAGTAGCCGCAACCGAGGTGGGCGTGATTGCACCTAAGGTTAGAGTAATCGCCGGCGTTGTTGTAGCCGTAGCCACAGAGCCGCTAACCCCGTTTGCAGTGACAACCGAAACAGTCGTAACAGTACCACCACCATTAACAGGCGCGGCCCAGCTACCGTCAGCGCGTAAGAAGTTGGTCGTGCCACCACCACTAGAAGGCGCAAGACCCTTGAGCGAGGAAGTGAATGTATCCAGCAACGCCGTCGCCTGGGTACCAGTAAGGTCTTCAGGGCTACCAGCTCCCGCCGTCGTGCGACCCTTGATAGTCGCAGTCGAGACGTTAGCCAGCATGGAGTTGGTAACAACACCAGCCGCAATCGTAGTCGCAAACGAACCTGTGCCGGTACCAGTTACATTACCCGTTAGAGTAATCGTTTGGTCACCTGTGTTAGTGCCGCTCGAGCTACCCGTATGAGTACCGCTCAAATTGCTACCGGTCACAGTGCCAGTCGCTGCTACAGATGACGGAGTAATAGCTCCCAGCGTCAGAGTGATAGCTGGGGTACTGGTGGCGTTTGCAACGGTACCTGAGACGCCGTTTGCCGTAACAACTGAAACGGTCGTTACCGTACCGCTACCTGCTGGGGCCACCCATGTGCCGTCAGCTCGCAGGAAGTTAGCGGTGCCGCCACCAGACGCCGGAACAAGTCCCTTTAGTGCGCTTGTGAAAGTGTCAAATAACGTCGTAGCCTGGGTACCGGTCAAATCTTCCGGCGATCCCGTACTGGCGGAAATGCGGCCCTTGATGGTGGCCGTACTAACATTTGCCAGCTTTGCGTTGGTGACAGCCGCCGACGCGATGGTAGCTGAGAAACTACCGGTTCCTGAACCTGTAACATCACCCGTTAAAGTGATGGTCTGGTCGCCAGTGTTGGTACCAGAAAGATTGCTACCAGTGACGGTTCCCGTAGCAGCTACCGACGTTGGCGTGATGTCGCCGAGCGTCAGAGTTATCTGAACCGCCGTGTAAGGATTGATTACAACACCCGAAACACCATTAGCAGTGGTGATAGAAACACTTGTGACCGTGCCTCCGCCACCACCTCCTCCCGCTCCCCCGAGCGTGAAGAAGCCTGTGCCGGAGTCGAACTCCGTCTTGCACGGCATGCTCTTGAGTGCCATTAGGGAAGCTCAACCGAGGTAACAGTGATCGAAGGAGAACCAGTGCCGCTTTGGGCGAGAGCAGGGGAGTTGAACCAGGTGTAGAGGTAACCACCGTTGTTTACCAAAACGCCCGTAGTGTTGTAAGTTTCGCCAGCGCCCGCTTGGTTAGGGAACATACGGAGCAGCCCGGCCTGCGGACGGAGCTTGGCGATTAGGGTGGAGTCAGCCGTAAGGTTGTAAGGCGACACGGCATAAAACAGTTCGACACAGTCGGACTGATTTTGATTGTCACCAGAAACAACCTTGGCATTAACAATCAACGACGTGGTACCAGCCGCAAGGGTGGTCTTCGTCGGCGAGCCGCCACGAATCTCGGCAGTAGTTCCGAGCGAGACGGCGTTGTAAATAGTTGTATTGGTCATGATCAGTTATTGATATGAACTAATTCAGCGACATATCGCCGTCAATTTCATCCTTGGGATACATAGGGACGCTGTCGAAAGATTCGTCACTAATAGCCTCAGGGTAAGATTCAGGCGACTCCCAGGATGGATTGTTAATCATAAGACGATACAGATTTTCCATCATGTGATCGTCTTTGTCGACCGGGAGGTTAGTCTTGGTGTCGTAGCAGTAACGCTGGATTTCCCAAAGAGTGCGATGAACGGTTGGGCAGAACTTAAGGCCCAACGGATCACGCTGGTTGAGGATACCCTTTAAGTGGAGGATCCCGTGGGTTTTTCCTTTAGATGCTTTGAGAACAGGAAGTCCCCCTTCTGCGAAGCTTTGTGCGAGGCTTCTTCCTGTTTCTGGGTCTTCGATCCAGGCAGCGGGCTCACACTTGGGAGGTGCATATTGGCGACCCTGCAATTTTCCAAGGATGAGCCGACAGAGTTCCGTCCCGGAGCAGTGAAAGAAGATTTCATCGTATACTATTGGTAGCCCTGATGGTCCTACTGCGATAAAGAGAACCGCGTGGGGCGTTTTTGGATGGGTGTCAATCGCAGTGTAAATCATGTACTCTTTGGGCGGGTCGCTAAAGCCAGACCACCCAAAAGGCACATTTTGAAAAACGTGGACGTCTTTCTTGAATTCTTTGTAGACTAGACCTGAAAGTTCGAGAGGCAGACCGTGTAACCGGCATTGACGTTCGTCCTCGGTAATGAGAGCTTCGAACTCTTTGATGCCGGCTGCGGTGAGGAAAGGGTTGTCAAAGGTTGAACCAGATTCGGACCAGGCGGACTCGAGCTTGTCCTTCGGGTCTGAAGGAAAGAACATGTCGTTGATCCATAGTTCGGTGAGAGGTGTTAGAGTGAACCAATCCGAACCACCTCTATCAATGAGGCCACGAGCGTTAGCAACATACATGTCCCGAGGACAAGGCTCATCAACATGAATGAAATCCCAGTCGGATGACTCAGATCCGTAAGGCGATCGCTTGTAAGATTCAACAGTATCAAAGCGGAGTACAGAGCCGTTGTTACAAACAATAGTGTCGATAGCGCCTGCATGGTTTTTGACCGCAGATTTAACAAAACCGTCCGGCAGAAAGCGCCAGATTTTGCCGGTCTCGTGGGAGGTCCAGATTTCGTCGACCTTGTCCCAGTCGTTAGTGATGACCAGCCCTTTGTTAGAGTGCTGCGGGATTCCTAGGGTTCGACGTGGGTCGGATTGCGGGTACCAGGGCCGATAACCAAGGAGCCAAGAGCAGTCTTCTGCAGCACCCATGGTGGATTTACCGGAGCGGTTACCAGCACGGTACATCCGGTGTTTGTAGTTACCGGCGGAGTGGAAGGCCTCTTGTTTAGGGTAGGGGGTGTAGTAGAGGAGACCGAAGCGCTTGGCGAGGTCGAGTCGGCGCCGCTCCAATTCCAGCTTACGCTGTAGGAGTTGGCCGAGCTCGTGTTCGACAAGGGCGTCATCGACCTCAGTTGGCACGCGGCGTGGAAGTAGAGACACCCAGCCGCCGGAGTTCGGCATCGACCTTTTCCAGTTCGGACTGTACTTGGTCTTTGGCGTCAGCGGCTGAGTGAATGTTGAGATTGGTCTTAGCCTCGACGTGGACCGTGGGCTTACCCATAAAGCGGTCGAGGATGGAGTTGGCGGCTGCGACTCGAGTAGCGCCGCGTTCATCGGGATTGTCACGGACCGAACGGAGTACTTCCAAGGACGGCAAGACTTCGCCTTCGAGGAAGGCTTTGACCATGTCCTTGCCGGCGTTGTCAGTGATTTCCTTGAGGCGCGCTTTGAACCATGGTTGCTTGGCAATGTTCGCCAGCATACCGATAGAAATGCGGGTGGCCTGGGCGATCTCGCTACGGGTACGACCAGCCGCCACCAGGTAGGCGATGGTCATGTGAATCGGTTTTTCCTCGACTAGAGTCATCTGCGGTAACGCTTCGGTGGAGGCGGCCATAGCCTGAACGGCAGCTTGCTTGCGTTCCGTGATTTGGTCACGGATGGTAGGCAAGTCAGCAGATGGGTGAGGAACGGAGTTCACTGCGGACGAGGATGAACCCGGTTAATGATGGCCAACGCAGCGGGCGTTAGATCGTAGGAGGACTCGACGGTCACCGGCGAACCGTGGAGGTTGAAAATCCGCAGCTCCAAAGGCTCGGGCTCCCAGATTTCCGGGGCGGGTGGATTCATTAGCATGGACTCAAGGTACCAGGTCGAAGGAGCAATGGGATGTTGGATTCCGAATTTGCGGATGTTTGGTACGGTTTAACCAAGCGGCCAACCCCGGAGACATTATCAATAATTGATGCGCACCCGGCGACGGCCTGGCCTAGGGTACCTGTTGGTTCGGGGTGGTGCCTATTGGTGTGGTCCCGGATTCTTAAATTCGTTTCGCACCGGTAAGGGGGATATGAGCCAACCCATAGCCCCCCGGCTGGCAAAGGAACCCGGCGAATTGGGGAAAAATCCCCAGTTCAAATGTTTCGCCGCAGCTCTTAGCATAGGCATCGCGAATCGCCAGCAATTCCGCAGGCCTCGCGAATCCTATGATGAATGAAGCTCAGATGAAAGAAATCGCGGCGCAGGCCGCTCAGGCCGCAATCGATGTTATTAAAAGCCAAGTGGGCAAGGGCCTGCCAGCTCAGGGGATTAGCAAGGCGCGGCATATTGCGATTGTTGCAGATGTTGCAGAGGAAATCCTCGAATCCTATCCGGCTCCCGCTGGATC